CTTGCCCTAAGCCGAAATCCCGTAGAACTGCTTGTTATGGCGTGGGCTGGTGCAGACCAGATTGAGCGCCGCATGGGTGCGCGCAACGACCTTGGTGGAATCCTGCGCCGGGTAGAAGCCCCACAGGCCGAACTGGTAGCGCGGGCTGGCTGACAGCCGCAACTGCCACTTCCGGGTGTTGAACCACACGAATACCTCGCCCACGGTCGCAACCGCGGTGGCCACCGGCAGGTTCGACTTCGAGCTGGCGTTGGCCGGGACGGTGAACGTCGAGGTCAGGTAGTTGCCCAGCACCGGGTCGTTCACGCCGTAAGCCGCCGACGGGAAGTAATCGTCGGGGAAGATGACCGCATCGTTCATCTTGACGCCACTGACGCCCCAGATGGCATCCTGCGCCGTGACCAGTTCGCCGCGCTGCAACGGCTGGATCTTTTCCTTGATGTAGGCGAAGGCGCGCTTGGTGGTGATGCCGAGGTCCGGCCGCTCGCGACCGATGGACGCATCCCAATACCCCTCTTCGAGAATCGAGTACGTGATCGGCCCGCCCTTGGAGGTGCCGAGCGCGGCAGTGGTCGAATCGCCGCAGTAGCGCGGGATGGAGTTCAGCGTCGAGCCGATGGCGCCGTTCCTGGCCTGGCCGCCGTAACTCGAAAAGACGCTGCCGTCCCAGCCCTGCGTCACGCCGTCGTTGATGGCTTCGATCCAGCCGTTGATGTCGTAAGGCCGGTTGCCCACGACGCCCGCAACCGAAGACGGCTGGCCGTGCAGCGACATGGCGACCGCTACGTCGGCACAGATCGAGTTCATCATGTTCGCCATATTGATCGACAGCAGGCTGAAAACGGCGTTCGGGCCGACGTTCAGCACGTCGATGTTTTCCATGTACTCGGGGTACACCGACACGTAATACTTCGGGTCGAAGCGCGTGCCGGCGATGGTCTGCACCTTGTCGAGATTGAACTGCGCGCCAACCCCGTAGGAGTTGGTCAGCAGCGGTGCATACAGGAAGGTTTGCTGCATCGTCGAGCCACCGCCAAACGTCGCCAGGCAGTGGTCGCGAATGTAGGCAAGAAAGGCGACGTCGTTGAAGAAATTATCCTGTACAACGTTCGGATAAATCTCGTACAACGTAGTCGCGGACAGCTCGTCCAATGCCGGATCGTAAGACATTTTCTTTCCTCACTCAACCGTTCTGGCCGGACGGGCTTTCGCGCGCTCGGCGGGTTTATGCTTCGCGCCGGTTAAACCCCGGAGCGTACTTGTGCGTCAAAAGAGCTTCGCTGGCCCGCTGCACGGCGTCGGCCATGCTTTGGGATCGGTTGTCCAATTTGCCTTTGCCGGCCAGTTGCATGACCGGGCTGGCCGGGGACTGAATGCCAAACGGGGTGGCGGCGCGTTTGCTTTGCTCCTGCTCGAACTTAGTGCGAGCTCGCTCTTCGCCTTCGAGCCGGTAGCGTTCTGCCACGGTTTCCTGTTCCTTCTGGGTCGCCCCGAACAGGTTGTCCCAAACCTGGGTCGGCTTCAGGCGCAGTTCCTTGGCCTTGCTCCAGATTTCCTTCATGTTGAGCGGCTTGTCGGGGAACAGCGAGGCGTGCCGCACGGCGATGTCCTGGAACTCCAGTTGCAGTTCCGGCAGCGCCTGGAATAAGCCCTCCAGGTCGTCGAGCCGCTTGCCCAGAGCCGGATCCGCGGCTGCCTTGACGGTCGCTTCGACTCGCGGCGGCGGCGGGCCGGGTGTGTGGTCCCCGAAGATTTCCTTGGTCAGAGGCACTCCGTAGGTGGCTTCGGCCGTCTTCGCCTTGGCCATTGCCTCCGCCAGTACCATGTCGGCGCCTTCGCGCTGACGCTGGCTTTCCAGAAACTGCTCGGTCATGCGGGTGCGCTCGGCTTCCAGGCTGACGGCCTGTTCGGCGAGGCGCTGCTTCTCGGCGGCCAGTTCGGCTTTACCGAGGTTCATCTTGCGGTCGTAGTCGCTTTGTCGCAAACCGCCCTCGCGCCACGTATTGACGGCCGAGGCTACTTTTTCGTTTTTGGCGATCTCTTCCGCGATCTTGGGGTCAAGACCGGCGGCTGTGAGGTCTTCCAGTAAGTTGGGCATCTTTCAACTCCTTCCCTTGCGGGCTGCGGATTGGATCGGATTGCGCCTCACCCCATTGCTCCTGTCGGGGCTTGACTTTCCGACATGGAAGAACCAACGATTTCGACCAGCAGTTTAGTCAGGTTCCGCTTTAATTCCTGCACCGATTTCGATGAGGCCGGAAACTGTCTCGCAATCCCGTCCAGCGCGTTGCCGAGACCCTGGACTTGTACGCTGACAGTCTGGATCTGCTGACGCCGCACTTGTTCCGCGTTGAGCTGCGTGGAACTCTGCTCATTCACGCCCAGGGCGGACTTGTAGTCCTGCATCCCTGTACCGGAGGGTGATGCCTGGGGCTGCTGAGGGGAGGGGAAGTTCTGGGGGCTGGTCATAAAACTAGCGCTTCGATCCTCGCTTGCGGAGGACCTTTTTGGCCGAGTGCATCGGCGAGACGACCTTGGATGATTTTTTCATGGGCTTACATCGAAAGGGGCGGAAACTCACGCCTCCGCCCCGCGCTTACCCTGGCTTCGGTAGGGGACCGGGATTAACTCCCGCTCGTTCTACGCGGAGCAGGTAGAGCTACTTCTTGGCGGCGCGTTTGTGACCACGCTTCCGGCGGTTCATGGAATCGCTGTGCATCGATGGGCTCCTTCCTGGCTCCAGGCAATAAAAAACGGCGCCCCCGGTTTCCCGAGAGCGCCGCTGTTCCAAAACCCGTTGCGCTATTTCTCTGCCCTATTCTGTGCTTGCGTAGTATAAGCTGTCAAGTGTTTATTCTTCAGGGGTTGCGGTTTGGGAATGGCAAAACTCCAGTTGGACGTGCTCCAGCCCAGTTCTCCGGCGGGCGTTCCCTGGCTGAAATTGATCTCCAGTTTGCCTGTCAGCTTGCGTTGCGCGATGTGGCGGATTGTCTCACGCAACTCGTAGGCTGGGATGCGTACCCGGTTCATCACGACGTTGCCACCGTCGATCTTGTACCCTGATCTTTGCTCTGGATGTGCGGCGGTTTCTGGTTGGAATTGGGCCGTCCGCGCCCGCCCTGCGGCTGTCCCTGGTTGGCGTCGTCCTGGAGGGCGGCAATCCACTCCTGTTCGACCTCCCACTTTTCCGGCTCGGTGACTGGCGGGCTGCCGTTGCGCATCTTGGGTAATTCCCCCATATTGAGACCCAGGCCCTTGCCGATGGTGTTGTTGGAAATCCAGATCCCCGCCTTCTTGGCCTGCATCAGAATCAGGTTGCGGCCGATTCTCGACACCTGCGCCTGGCTGTAGGGTTCGATGACGTAGGACAGTTGTTTGATGGTCCAGCGGACCCGTTCCCAATGGCTGTAAATCGACGGCCCGCGCGCCGCGTCTTCGCCCGGCAAATGCGACGGGATCAGCTCGCCGGGCTGGAAGTCGATCATTTCCTGGATCGCTCCGTCCTCGCCCAGCAAGTGGAACACTTTCTGCGAATCCCAGAACTGCAGCGCCATCGGATAGAACAGCGCGTCCAGTTCTTGGGTCGCCACTTCGCCGCCGCGGGCGATGTCCTGCACCACCGGGCCGGCCGATTCGAGAATCTTTTCGATGGAGTCGGCACTGGGCACCTGTTTGGCCTTGGCCACCGCCATTAAGTCCTTGACAATGCTTAGGTTGTCGAGGGAGTCGGTGAGTAGGCTCACGACCTGCAGTATCCACGGCGGAACGTCCCAGTGTTGTACCGGCAGTAGCGGCGCGATCGGATCGCCCATCCCGGCGCTGACTTCGATGCTCTGCCCCGGCTTGCGGGTGTTGATGCGCGCCATAGCCGTCTTGTCGATCAGGTTGGGATCGTGCTTGAGTGGCGGCTGCAGGCGCACCAGCACGCTGTCCACGATGGCCCGCAGAATCTGGTTGATGGCTTTCTGGATGCGCCAAGTGTCCTGAATGATGGAATGGCCCAGATACTCCCAGGCGTAGTCGTCGAAACGGGTCACCACCAGCGGCACGCGGCCGTGCAGGAACGGGCTGCTGCCGTCTTTCAGGATGCAGGTATCGGTCCAGATGGCCCGGCGCCGCAGCGGGAACAGCCGCGCATTCTCCTCGTCGGCCTCCTTCATGATCATCTTGCCCTGCAGATCGCGCACGCCGGAGGGGACCTTTTCCCCCAGGTAT